CTTAGTCTCATAATGATGAATATTTGATAATTGTGATTCTGTATATTTTCCATTGAGATAGGTTAGAAAATCTTGATTTCCCATAGGCCACTCGTCTCTTAAATGTACTATATTGTTTGTTGTTAAAATAACCCAATCAAGTCCAGAGTCATTGTAAAATTTATACGCAATTTGGTCTGGTCTCTCATCACCTTGCACGGAATATTTTGTAAATGCAGTAACCTCATCAAAAACGTCATCACGCAACACTGCTCTCTTGAAAATATTTTTTACGACATGATAATCGTAAGCGGAATTACGGTCATTCCTTAATGATGGGTAATCAAGGTTTGGTAACTGTCTAAAGTAACTATTTGGTGAACCTGAGTATGTCATATTAGTAACCTACACTGTTTTCTGGAGTATCAAGTTGATCTTGTTCATATATTGGTCTAAGTTCAGTAAAACTTAAATCCATTTTTACTGCAACTGGTTGTGAATCACGATAAGCAGACCAGTAACCATTTGGAGCGTAATCAACCGCCATCGTGGTTAATGCAAGACCGCCTGGATTGAATCTGTTTACAGTATTTAAGATATCGTTGTCTGACAATCCATTTTTGTATTGTAAAGTGAATATATCTGGATTTTTAAGATATGTTGTGCTTCTGAATTTTGGCGCCATACCTAATTTTAGAAAACGAATAATTTTTCTAATTTCATCACCCTCTCTTTGACTTCTTGCAATCATTAGAAAACTAAAGTTAAAATCACGAATTACAGGCCCTTGAAATAACATCTCTGCATTTGGATTTAATACACGACCACCACTTCTTGCTAAGTATGTATCTACGTCTAAATCTGTTCCAAAAGCAAATCCAGCAATTTTGGATATTGTTTGAGCATATAAGGCACTTCCAAATTGTTTAGCAGAACTACCATCTGGATTCAATCCTCTGTTTGCTTCTATTTGTTTTTTTATCTCTTTATCATTTTGCGCCTCTTCTGCACTTTTTCCAGCGAGTCTTCCACCACCAGTTAACTTGTCAGTCAAACCCACAGCAGCGAGACCCGATATTGTCAGTTCACTTTTACCCCACTCAACACCATTTACGTCTGTTGCCTTTGGCATTGGTAATAAAACACTTCCTAGTAAGTCACTACCTATCACACTATCACCAGCTACATTTACTTTTTTTTCTGTGGCTCCATATCCTTTACTTCTAACTGATTTAGACTCTTTTTTATATTTCTCAGTCTTAATTTCAGTCCGCCCTGGCTTACTTGCATTTACATCACTTCTTTGATAGTTATACTTTGTAATCTTAAAATGATCCTGACTTGGATTAAGATCAAGTGGATACGACATTATTTCACTTCCACTCGAAGTAGGTTCCGCTGGAGTTGCATTTTCTACCACAGTATCAGTATTTTCTTCCTCTACAAATTGTTCATTGGCAAATTTCTTTTTATTCTCATTAAAGAAATCATTTCTCTCCTCTAATGACGCATATTCAACATCAGCGAATGTTTTGTAAGAATTTTTATTTGCACCATATTTAGCTTTATTGTAAGAATCTGCTATTGCTGATTGAGACGCATCTGTTGTAAATTTTTCCTGATTAAGATCTTCAGCTACGTTAAATTTTCCATTCGTGCCTTTTCCAGTGACACCAAGTAACTTACCACTTTTTGTATAAGTGAATGAATATACCTTACTATCTACCGTATATGGTCTACTTTTTTTATTTTTAGGGTTTGTTCTCGACATTAGTTTTTGTTGTAAACTCTGTTTTTTGAAACTGGTATTCCTCTCATATCAACGAATTTTTCAGTCGGCAATTGTGCTACATCCGACCATTCTGCATTTGGAATACGATATGGTGTCCCTCTCACGCCAGTATAAACGTATTTATGTAGAGTTCTTGGAGGAACTGCAACTGCACCCTGAGCAGAGTTATTTAGTAAGCTTATCGCAAGTTCGTCTCTTTCATTCAAACGAACATAATGAAGATTACAACCCAAAAATCCATTCGACCTCATTTCAATTACATATGTAAGTGGAAACATATCATAATATGGTTGTCTAGTTTGCGCTGAATAGGTATAAAAATACAATTCGCCAGGTGCAAATCCAGCTGTATCTGCATAATCTGTCTCGAAGTTTGTTGATCCAAGTTCATCAATTAATTGACTCCGAAAGAAATCCTCACTGACTTGACCATCAACTTTACCTAATATTCTCTGAAGAATGCTCATTTTATCCCCAATTCTTTTTCAGTCATAATTTTAAACTCTAACTTACGATCTGCACAAAACTCTCTTGCAGCCTTCCACTTTGCTTGATTCTTTACATATGTCATGGATTCATTTATCATTGTTTTTCTTGATTTGCCTTTTGTCGCTTTTGGTTGTAGTGTTTCTCTCATCGGTTTCACTTCTATCACTGATCTACGAATATTTCTATCCTTGTCTTTGTATTTAATAAAAAAGTCTGGAAAATATCTGCGAACACGATTCGTTGTTGGATCTAGATAGGGAATCCAAAATTCCTCTGATGCCCATTCAAGTATATTTTCATTTAAATCACAGTAATTCATGAACTTTCTCTCCCAAAGAGACCTATAAATAATATTTTGAGAGTCTCCTTTATACTTTTTAGGATTAGAAGGTCGATATATCCCTTTATAGCTCATATATAGTAATAACAACTCACACTTATTTATCGTGTCATTTCCAAAAAGAGGTCAAATATTTAAAGATAGCGTTGATAGAATTAAAAGCACAGTTGCAAGACCGTCTCTTGATACTTTTTATGAAGTTAATTTTTCATTTGGAAAATATCAAACTTGGTTATCTGATGCTCCAGGCAAAAGAAGAACACAAGGAACCGACTTCATGCAAAAAATGAAGTTGATGTGTACACAAGCTGAACTTCCAGGCACAAGTTTTGTCCCTTCAAGTGCAATTGGTCATCGCCAAGGTATTCAAGAAGAGTTTCCAAATCTTAGAAACTTTCCGCCTTTGAATCTTGTTTTTTATGCTGATGCAGATCATGTAATTATAGAGGTATTAGAAAGTTGGATGTCATATATTAATCCAATTTTTAATTCTGGTATTAGAGATTCTAACGCATTTACACGTTTTAATTATCCAGAAGATTATAAGGAAACAATTCATGTCACAAAGTTTGAGAGAGACACTTTCATAAGAGAATCAAGAAACGCAAGTTATCAATCTGATATCACAAGTTATGAGTTTGTGAATGTCTGGCCGATTGATTTAACTTCAATGAGAGTTGCCTATGGTGATTCAAATGTGTTAAGATGTAGTGTACAGTTTGCTTATGATAGATTCTTCACCACCTTTAATTACAATGATGTTCAGAAACAAGTTGTGAATACTCCAATTGGTGTTGTAAATTCAAAGGAAGTGGTCGCAGCAAATACACCAGTTAATCAAGACCCTGCCGTTGAAGGTGGTTATACCATGAGTAAGAATACAGCAATCATGAATACAGATCAATTAGTTAGGATGGACAATCGACAGTATGGGAACACAGTTCCGCCTGGATCATTTGGTATAACTCCCAAAGTAAAACAAAAAAGAAAAACTAGTCGAGGTTCTAGGTACTAAATAAAACACTGAATCATAAATTATGCCATTACCAACCATTGAAACTCCAACCTATGAGTTGAAGTTACCTTCATCAAACAAAAAAGTAAAGTATCGACCCTTTCTTGTTAAAGAAGAAAAAATATTAATCATCGCTCTTGAATCAAAGAATCAAAATGAAATCACAAATGCTGTGACAGATGTTTTGAAGAAATGTATTTTGACAAAAGGAGTTGATGTTGATAACTTACCCACATTTGATATCGAGTTTCTATTTTTAAATATTCGTTCCAAATCAATTGGAGAGGATATCAAACTTACAGTTACTTGTCCTGACGATAATACAACCAAAGTTCCAGTCACAATATATGTGGATGAAATCAAAGTTGTTAAACCAAGAGGACACACAAAAGATATTAAATTAGATGATGCCATGACACTTCGCATGAAGTATCCATCTCTATCTCAGTTTATCTCAAATAACTTTGATACAGAAGATGAAGCAGAGTCGATGGTTGATAAAACATTCAATGTTGTTGCTGATTGTATTGATGTAATTTACAGTGGTGAAGACGCATGGGATGCCAATGATTACACTCCAGATGAGAGACTTGACTTTGTAAATCAATTGAACTCGAAACAATATAAGGCAGTTGAGAAGTTTTTTGCAACGATGCCTAAACTATCTCACACGATTGAAGTCGTGAATCCAAACACAAAAGAAAAAGGTAGTGTCGTTCTGGAGGGTCTAGCCGATTTTTTCGCCTAAGTATTGCAAGAGAGGATCTTGAATCCTACTACCGTATCAATTTTGCTCTCATGCAATACCATAAATATAGCTTGACGGAACTAGAAAATATGATGCCTTGGGAAAGAGACATTTATGTAACTCTTCTCCAGAATTATATTGAAGAGCAAAATCTAAAGAACCAACAAAGACAGGGAACTGGAAGGTATGGATGAAGAAGAATTAGAACAACCTAGTTCAAAGATAAACGTAGGTAGTTTCTTTGAGAGAGTCGATTCAGTTGACAGAGTGGCTAATCGTGCCTTATCACAGTCAAGTTCAAATTTAGGTATCATCAATAATCAAAAGTTAATCATTCAAAGTCTATCTGTCTCAATTGAGGCAATGGAAACAAAGATTAGAGATATTGCAAATTATATAATTATAGAGAAAAAATCTGAGAAAGACGCTGCGGAGGATAGACTTTTAGAACAACAAGACGCAGAACAGAAAAGAGCGATGACTGATAAAGCTCTTAGAGGAGAACCAGGCCCTCAAGGTGAGCCAGGCAAACCAGCTGAGGAACAACAAGGTGGTGGCGGAAGTTTTCTTGGTGGTCTTCTAAAAGGACTAGCGACATTAGGAATCAGTGCGTTCGCACTCAAGTATATCGGGCCAGTTCTTCTACCAAAATTATTACTTCTTGCAAAGACAAAACTAATACCTATTATTGGAACTGCCTTAAAAGGTGGTTTTGTAAAACTTGCAGCACTTATCGGTAAAGTCATTACTGGTTTAGTTGCTAAGATTCCTTTTGTTGGAAAGGCTTTGGCTGGGTCTGCACTCTTTACTGGAGTTGGTGCAGCTATAATAGGTATAGGTAACTTTATTTCCAATGCATTAAGTGGAAAAGGTGGTGGAGGTGGTGCAGTCACAGGTTCTAATGTTGGTATAACAGACCCTACTGTAGAAACTGGAATGGCTGATACTATGAAAGAAAACGATTTGGTTGAGGGTGAATCTTTTAGTGAGTATCGAAATAGAACTGGTAACGTAGAGAGTGAAGAGAAAGAGGTAACTACAGAATTAGATAGTGAAAATGTTGAAGAGAAACCTGAGAATGATATAAACTCAATGGAAAATAGAGAGAAGAGAGCAAGACGACAAATAGAAATATTTACAGAAAAACTTAATAACACTTCTAATGCAAGAAAGAAAAATTTATACAGGAGAAAAATTAATGAAGCTAAGGAGTTCCTAAAAGAGGGAAAATTTTCTGTGGAGAGTCAATTTCCTCAAGTAGAACAATATGATATTGATATTGATCCAAATAAAAATATTATTGATCAAGTTCATGATGGAATGGGATTTGTCGAAGCCAATAAACAAGATAGAGATTTATCCTTATTAGATGATACAAACGCCAG